GGCCTCCTCCACAGCGGGCGGAACCGGCCCCTGGGGAACCTCTGGAGCCGACTCTGATTCTGGAGCGGCCGGCTTCGGAGGGACGGACACTAGCTCTTCCCCTATAACGCACGTAACGGGGGGCTTTTGGTGTCCTGGGGCTGCAGTACACAACGGGGCCTGCAGCAAAAGTTGGGCGTCTTTGCTATGTCGGACGGACCGGATCCAGTCATGGAACCGGTCCCAATCAAAGTCCGGAATGAACTTATTGAACAGTTCTTCCATCCACCCTGAATCCTCGTTGGGCCAATTGGTGTCAAGTGAGTACTTGCCCGCCCAAGGAGCGAGGATTCCGCCAGTCCGTTCTCCCAAGAGCTCGTGGGCTAAGCGGACTATTTCTCCGATCACTGGCGAATTACGGTCCATTCGGTAGTAACCGGACGCCCTCTCTGCGAATCTTTCAAGTGGTTGTCACAAATGAGTGGGCCCAACCCAGAGTTTGGCTAGCAAACGGGATGGGTTGGCCATGGAGTTGACGTCGCCGTACCACACGTCGGGGCCAAATTGCCTATTGAGGAATTCGACTCCGACTTCACCACGTGGTATGACTATGGTCTTGTAGTCCTGGCCCATGAGCTTAGCGCTCTTCGACAGGGCCTCAGGGTCCACCCCCCCTTCCAGACTATCGTCGCCTCCGTAGACACCAAGAGAGTCCCAAGCTTGCTTTGGTGTACATTTCACCCCATTGACGCTAGTGTCGCGCCAAGCACAATAACCGATGAATGCGGTGAGGACAGAATTGAGGTCAGACGTTTCAGGAGATCCTGAGGCTCGTGAGTAGGCGGAAGCGTACCCACGGCCTTCTGCAGTCCAACCAGGCAAACCAATCTGTTCATCCATTCGGTCATTGAGTTCTGAGTGATGCTCTGGAGAAAAGAATCTGAGCATGACGATACGCTCAAGCACCCTCGCCGCCCAAGACACGTGTCCATCAAACCGGCTTGCATCTGATGGGACTGCGTGTTTGGCCTTTGATAGCACCTGAACCACTCGGTGTGCACACTCAAGCGGGGTCTTGTTGAACGCATACCACTCGACGTTGTTCATCACGACAGAGTGGAATGCGTACAAGAAGCTGCTATAAGCCAGCTTTGCTTGAGGTGTAGCCGTGGAAATGTTCCGGGGATCGGTGGGCTTCATGTAAGTCTCCTTCTTCACGAACGCCCTCCACAGCCTCCGGTAATGAACACCGGAAGAATGAGCCTCGTCCAGAATGTGCCTTTGGGATGGGCGGTCTTGATGATCATAGACCTCATCCAATCCAATAGGAAAGCCACAATGAGGAACAGGGACGAGGAATTCGGCGAACTCCACCATGTACTTCGCTAAGCGAGGTGGGACAACATGGTGTTGTTTCGCCGCAGTGAACGCCTCCAGTCTCCCGGCGATGCACCTATCGTCTGATGCATAGCTGGTAGCGAATCCGTAACAGGGTCCGATAAGCGGGCTACCGAACCCTGTCAAGGCGACTGGAGCTTCAAAGTCATGCCTTCCAAACCGAATTGGAACCATGCTATCTTCCGGCGGGTAG